TTATCTACAATTTTAATCTCTTCCCCATCCACTAATATTTCTTTATTCTTGTAAGACAATAGATTATTAGCGGCTGAATATAATGATTGTCCTGTAAAATTAAATGCCCCATAATACCTGTCATCTTCTGTGTCCTGCGTATAAGAAATGTCGTTAATTTCAAATGCGTCATTAATTACCGCTTCTATCTCATCAACAATTTTAAACGAAGATGCAATACAGGCAACAGCAGGATTAAATCCAGGTCTCTTAGCCACCCTAACATTGAAGGTAGTGCCAATAGAAATACATCCTAACATTTTCTTAATTTCTGTAAATTCTACCGTATTATTTTTCTTTAAGCAAGTTGTAACGAATTTATTAACTCCATCTGTAACTAGAACCCTGTTTCCTTCGGCTTCAATTTCGGAATAACTTCTAGACATAGTTTTATTTCTAGTTTCTAAATATGTGTTAGAAATAGTTCCATCGGGGTCAATTAAGACATACATTGACTTGACACCATTTGTGGAATTATCTAAACTCATATCCGAACCATCATTGGCTGAACTGGCTCTAGTAGCATCTTTTATTTCTCTTTGCATTTCATTTTTATTTGGAACTTTGGTATATTCTATTTTAGCATCATTTAATATAATTTTATTTGGAGAAAAGTCATACATACATATTTGATTTATTCTCATGAGGTGCATAACATCCCCATTGGTAATGGATGAAGCGTTATCTAATTTTAAGAAATGTCTAAATACGTTATTTTCTAGTCTACTTACCTCATGTGATATAACTTTGTGAATTTCATCCCCATTTCTAAAATAATATCCTGTTAAGTTGTTACAATAATTAATCCATTTAGTTCCCTCAGAAGTAGAATTAATTTGGTAATCATAATCAAGTTTTAATATCTTTTCATCACTAGCCAATGTGTTATCATCTGAACTAGTTAAAATCATAGCAGTTGTTACCGATAATGTTGGTTTAAACAAAATTTCAGCACCATAAATTCTTTCTGGATATTGGGTCATATTAAATCTATAATTTTCAGATAATAGACCTTTGTTTAAACCATAAGTCAAAAACAACGCCCTATTCCAATATTGTGTCATAACGTTATGTGCTGTTCCTTTTCTATAAGCAACATTAAATACATTACTTGTTCTAGATGTAGCCGCTAGGTCAGTAAATTCATCCTCAGATATAGAACCGATATTAGCCTTTACGTTTTGAGATAACGCTTTATATTCGCCACCTAACTCCATAATATCATGGAAAGATAAAACTACTGTTTGTAAATCAGAATAATCTATTCTACCTTCTGCGTCATGCCAAGCCCTGTGAGGAATAACGCTATTCATAACATTGAAGGAAGCGTCAGATTCTGTTTCGCCATTTTCGGCTATATCGTTTGTAATAAATTGACCCTGTAAGGTGCTATCCCAAGAAGAATAATTTGGACCTGCACCCTTTACTTCAATAGTTATTGGTGAACTAACTGTTCCCAACGAAGCGGTTGTTCCATCTACATCCTGCAAAACTAATGTGGTGTCCGTGTAACTTGAAACTTTGTAATTTTTATTTTTAGTAGCGTCAGCAAATCCTGTTATTTTAATAATAGCCCCGTCATTTTCTATTATACCCCTTTTCATATCAACGTTTGTTCCTGCACCACCTGTTCCTCCATGATTAGGACTAACAACAAATCTTGTTGAAGAAGTAATTTCTGTTATTGTATATGTATCACTAGAATGAACAGTATCAAATTTCATTCCCGTTTGTAAAAGATTTGTATTATGACCAGAAGCAACTTCAAATGTTCCACCACTAGCAATACCTGTAACTCTGCAACTAACAGAAGCATCACCAAATAGTCTATCTTCATCCATATCACCATCACTAAACATTACTTTATGTCTTTGAACTGTATCGAAAAAGTGAGTTAGTAAAGAATCTGTTGGGAAAGTAATTGTAGCACCCGAACAAGTAACGTCAGCCTTAAAGTGAAAGTTTGCCCTAGTGTTACCATCTTTTAGTCCATCGTTAAAAGATTTAACCACTTTAATATTACCATCGCTTCCCGCTTCTCCGTGATGCCCTTTAAACATAGGGGTTCTTAAAATTGCACTTATGTTAGGTGAAGATGTAATATCGGGGTCTGCTTGAAAGGTATCATCAGCATCTGTTCCCGTAGTTCCGTTATTTGTTTCCAAATTAGAATTACTAAAGAACGCAGTTTTAAGGTAGTTATTTGGTCTAGCCGTAGTGTCTTCAGGAAAATGTGGAACAGAACCCGTGTCAGTTAAAAGCATTAAATTATTTTTAGTACTATTATCTATTATTCCCGTTGGGGCTGTTTGCACATATAACTCTTTATTTGCCACATTTACGGCATCATAATTACTAGTGCTTGAAAATGCTATGGTTGTTGAATTTGGTGCAGATGTTACCTTTCCTACATAAGAATATGATTTCCTTGTAACTCCGCTATCTTGTTCATAGAAGTATATGTGGTAATCATAATCGCTATTATACCAATGGGAAGTGGTAACTGTTAATTGATTTGCAGTAGAAGAAACTCCTGTTACCTCTACCTTTTTATGGTGTAATCCTGCTTGTGGAAAACCTTTAATCAGAACGTGTTGTAAAGCACCACCTCTAGTGTTTCCTTTTGTGGAAAGTTTAGATATTTCAGTTCCATTATTATTTACTTTCAAATTTTCATAATCAACTTCATTAAATAACATATCCATAGTTACATCTGTTAATCTTAAAAGATTAAATCTTTTTTGTTCGCCTTCGATAGATTGTATAGGTTCTGTATGATATTCAGAATCAGTTCTACTACTAATTTGAATATTATTAGGCGAAAATATATCTCTAAAATGTGTGTAACCTAAATTGCTCCTATCACTAGTTTCAGATTTATTTTTCTTAAATACTAAAGAATATTGTGAAACATCTCTAGTATTTGTAAAACTATGTGAAGTAAAAATATTATTTTGATTTTTCTTACTTTCTGGATAAACGTCACCTAAGGAAAATAAATGCATTGATAATGCGCTTGGGTCATGTAGTTCCATCTTACCTACATAAAATTGTAACGCTAATCTCCCCACACCACCAGATGACATATTAAAGAAATCAGCACTATCATAATACCAATGAGGAAACCTATTTATGTCAAAGAATTTAGAACCTAAAACAGGATATAATCCACATTGTTCTGTTGGTAATCCCTTAAGGTAATAAGTAGAAGTGTCTGCGTTATAATCATCATCTTTTTTAGTTAGTTTATATGCAGACAAGTAAAAATTAAAATTTTGTGTGTTTTCGTGATAATCATTTCTACTGTAAAATTCGTCGAATATTAATTCGGATAAGTCATCGGAGTCGGAAAATCTTGAGGTTATTAATCTTTGAACCTTATTGGCATAGGGTTGAATAATTTTATAATTATTCTTATACTTACTTTTATATCTAAAAATAGGTTGGTTATATCTAAAAGCGTATTGTGATTTAACCGTTGAGCCAAAAGAGGGGTCGTCTGAAAATATATTATTGAACGTTTTAGGTGAATAATCTGTATTATTTTTGTTATTTAATAAATGTAAAAAACCACCGTCTGGTAATCCTTGCCCATTAATTAATCTAACAGGGTGCATAGAACTACTATCAGCCTGAGCAATATTAAAGTCATTAGAGTTCGGTAAAACCATCCCTAAAACAATTGGAGAAACATAACCTAATTCATATACAACTCCTGATTCTCCCTCACCGTCGCCTGAAATTATTTCTAATTCGGGGGTGGAAGCGGGGATATTTAGATTTGTTTCAAACCCTAAAGGAAAATCTAGATAATCACCTGCTGTGTTAAATATAGAAGGGTTATCATTCATAAGTGGGGATAAAAAATTATCAATATCATATCCGTTTTCTACCCCTGTCCCCTTACCTAAAGATAAAAGAGTAGTATCTCCATTTACATCAAACTCCATACCTGCGCCAAAAACTAAACCCTTATCCAATACACCTGCCAAACTAGTAGACCTATTATTAACGTGAGGCGTTGTTTCTAAATTTTTAGAAGGTATAATAGATTTTCTTATTCTGTGGATTCTGTTACTATTTAATGTTGTAGAACCTATGTTCGTTAAGTCGGTTATGTAACAATCTTTCATAAGTGTTACTTTATTGGGGCTAGTAGATACAGATTCAACTACTCCTAAAACCACATATCTATCATCATTCATATCAAATGCTATTGTATCACCGTAAGATAATTGAGTTGTAGGGTCTTGAATAGTTGTTATTTCTTTGCCAGATATACCACTAGCAATTAATGTAACATATTCTAATTCAGTAGAACTTGTGGCATCACCTACATAAGGGTTAAAAGTAGTATATACAAATTCATCACTATGAACATAATTTTTATCTAAAGAAGTATTTAGTAATTTACTAATTGAATCTCGGCCTACAATCTCGTATTTAAATGATTGTTTAAC